GAGACGCTTCTCGCGTCTAGCGTCGGCGTTCGCTCTGTCTCGGTTGACGGCGTTTCCGTTTCATATGACGATCTTTTGCGCCAATACGACTACTGGAAAAGCAAGGTCGCTCTTGAAGGCGGCACGAAGCCGCGCGTGTCATCCATCAACCTGAGTAACTTCTCTTAATGGTGAAGCTAACCGACATTGGCCGACAGATCGCACTCGCAGCGGGTAACGCTTACCGCTTCGCGACGGGCGGCAGCGCGTACGATGCCGTCAAAGGCTCGAAGCGCCGAGCGACTCCTACCGGCATTCTTCGCTCGGAAGATGACGAGCTAACTCACACGGAACGCCGGAAGCTTCTCTCTTCTGCTCGCGACGTTCACCGCAATTTCTCGCTTGCCGCGTGGATGATTCGCAGGCACTTGGACTACGTTTCGACGTTCTCATTCCAGTGCAAAACCGATAACGGCGAACTCGATGATTCTGTTGAACGCCTCGTTCGCTGGTGGTCGCAGCCCTACAACTGCGATGCCACGGGCCGCATGTCGCTCTCAAAGATGGTGCGACTCGCCGAGATGCGCCGCGTTATCGATGGCGACGTGTTCCTCTTGAAGCTCCGCGATGGAACCGTCCAAGCGATCGAAGGGGATCGCATCCGCACGCCCGATGGCGGCGTAAAGCCTGAGAGCGGAGTCAATCCGCAAAACCTGATTCACGGAGTCGAAACCGATGAAGCCGGTCGGCCGTTGCGTTACGTTGTTTGCAAGCGTTCGAAATCGAGCGACGCCGGATCGTTCGGCAAGCAATTCGAATTCGAGCGAGTAGTGCAGGCTCGCAACCTTTACCACTTCGCCTATGCCGACCGCTTCGACCAAGTGCGCGGAATCTCTCCGCTCGCTCCGGCGGTCAATTCCCTGCGCGATGTGTACGAGGGCTTCGATTACGCTCTCGCGAAAATGAAGGTATCCCAACTCTTCGGGCTTATCTTCTACCGAGATGCAGCCGACCCGGTTGGAGAAGCTTCGGCGGCGAGCGATCAAGACGGCGACAAGTACGAAGTCGATTTCGGAACCGGGCCGGTAAAGCTCGAACTGAACGCCGGGGACCGTGCCGAGTTCCTCGAATCGAAAACGCCATCGTCCGAGATGCAGCAATTCTCGCAAACGATGATTGCCGTTGCGCTCAAGGCTCTCGACATCCCGTATTCGTTCTATGCCGAGAACTTCACGAACTACTCAGGCGCTCGCCAAGCTCTCTTGCAATACGAACTCTCCGCGAAGATCAAGCGTGAGGACGTGGTTGCCATGCTCGATCATCTCACGAACTGGCGAATCAAGATGTGGATTGCCGACGGCGTATTGCCGGAAGCGAATTACCGCTGGGAATGGATTCCGCGCGGCGTTTCGTGGATCGACCCGTTGAAAGAAATCAACGCGAACATTGCGGCTATCAGCTCTCGCATAACTTCGCGAACTCGCATTCTTCGCGAGCAAGGAATCGACTTCTACGACCTTGCCGACGAACTCAAAGCCGAAGAATCGTACTTTGAGAAAATCGGACTACCGATGGCGGTTGACCTGCAACCGGCAATGTTTGAGAACGCGGAAGATACACAACAGGCGGTGCAGTAATGAAATGGAAATCAAACGCAAACGACACGAACGGAGCCGCCCCTCGCGAGGCGTGCCGCTTCTCCGTCGATGTTGAAATCAAGGACAACGGCGAGACCGCCAAGACGGCCCCTATCTCGATTCTCGCACGCTCCGGCGGTGGAATCGACCATTGGTATTGGGGCATGTGTTACCACGACATGACCGGGATGCAGCTTCACAAGCCGCGTATCACGCTCGATTACAACCACGAAGAAGAAGAGGTTATCGGCTTTGCCAACCACTTCACGACGAACGACGAAGGGCTTCGCCTTGGCGGTGCGCTGACTCCGTTCTCGGCAGAAGATCGAGCGAGTGAGATTATCTACAAAGCTCGCGCGGGCGTTCCGTACGAAGCTTCGATCACGTTCGATGGTCCGCTCGTTATCGAGGACGTACAGCCTGGCGCGGTCGCCACCGTAAACGGTCAACTCGTCAACGGTCCCGCCACGATCTTTCGTCAATGGTCGCTCCGTGGGTGCGCCGTTTGTCCATACGGTTATGACCGAAACACAAGCTCGGAGCTTGCTCTCTCCGATAAGTCAGATTCGAAAGTTCCCTTTACTTTTTCGAGGGTTGAAAAGATGAGTGCAACCGCTACCGAGGAGGCGCAAGCCGTTGAATCGCAAGGCGTACAAGATACCGCCGAAGAGACCGCCGTCGAACAGGCTGCCGTCGTTGAATCGGCAAGCGTGGAGGAAGTCGCTTCGCCCGAAGCGGCACCCGTAGAAACGCAACTCGCAGACGTGCCGGGGAAGAAGTTTCTCGATGCGTTCGGCGACAAGGGCGCAATGTGGTTCGCTCTCGGTAAATCGTTCGATGATTGCCAACGCCTCTATGTTTCGGGACTCAAAGCCGAGAACGTGGCGCTGGTGGCCGAAGTCGCAAAGCTTCGC